CCAATAAAGTCATTTTCTGTTGTTGCGGTATATGTGGTATTGACATTACATACGGCAACAGTATTAGAAAACTGTGTTGTGTATCCCGTGACATAACCAACATGTGGTATCGATAAACAAGTATATTGATTACTGTAATCATCACCGTATTCCAGACCCTTGGAATTAATGTTATCTGTGAAAACCGTTGTGCCGTCATTGGCAAAATTCAGGGTATTCGTGCCACCAGTTGTTTTTAGGGTCTGAACCATAGCGGTTTGACACATATCAATTGACGCATATGTTGATGTCCCGCCTGATGACGCTCTCAATAATAATCTACCAAGAGTCGGAGTGGCTTGCGACAGAATGCTTCCAACATAATCACCATTAGCTGCTTTTACTCTGAAGGTATCAGCACCACCAGAATACAGATAATCGATAAACGATGCGCTTGACGAACCCTGAATCACAAAATTATTTGTTCCCGCAGTAATTGTTGTGTTTTCAGAGAGTGCTCCACCGAGACCAACCTGCGTATTACCGCTAAAAAGACATAATCCGTTTGTAGCACCACTTAAATTACTTGAACCCTCACCTACTTTTATCCAGCTACTTGCACTGGTATAATTGGCTGCATCACAAAGCCAGTAAATACCATTATTTGCGGGAGTTGAATCGGAACTAACGACAGTAAATAAGCCATCATATATTGCCTGTGTACTACAAACTGGACTAAAACACCATGTAGCGGGGTCTGTAAGGTCTGCATAAGTACCAACCAATTGACGGGCATCGATTGGAACAGTTGACCCGCCCTCGAAGTTAGCTCCAAATATAAATGTACCTTTAAATCTTGACATATCTTTCTATTTTAAAATACTAATCTTATGCATGTTGTGGTGAATCTATTTGCGCCATTATAAGTAAATAAACAATAGGGTGTTGAACCACAACATGTTGTTTCTGAAGACGAACTCGGTGTCCATGTTGTTAGTGACGCAGCACCACTACCGCCTTCAAATTCCCATGCACTTGAGAACGTGTTATATGTACATATGCACTTCAATGAATTCGCACTATACCATAAATCTGGAATCTCAAACTGCTGTTTATTAACTCCGTCTTCAGCAGCTAATACCAATTGAACAGGACTCGTTTCCATTGAAACATATGGTGTTTGTTTTGTTAATGTACCAACAGATGCGGTTGTCGCAAATATTGGGAACACACCACAAATCGTTTTGCTGTTATTTAATGTGCCAGCAGGACATGCTGTGGCAAACGCAGTGCCGTTATTTCCGAGCGGTGTTACACCAGCATCGTAGCAAACCGTTATTCCCCATGTTTCAGTTCCCGCACTTACGGTATAGCTACTAACATTCTGAGAAATGGTACATGCTGTACTTGGATACGTACCATCGATTTGAACGCCAGTATAGATGTAACAACTCGCATCACCTACTCGTTTATCACTTGCACTACAATATTGTGGGTTGATACAACCTCTATTAAACGTTCCACATACATCCAATGAACTAATCGTACAACCGATTTCATAATATGTTGCAGATGGATTCAGAGTCGTTGAGAAACTCGGAGCGGTTAATGTGCCACACAATTCAGGAACTAATATCTCCTGAAGTATTTGAAATGCGGTTTTACCAGTTAAAACCGTGCCGACTTCCATACCACCAACTTCACATACCGATGGACTCGCAAGATTATATGTCCCACCACTTGCGCCCACTGAAGATATGATGATTTCATTACCAATCTTTTGGATGTCAGTACCACCACTACCTTTTAACGTGTTAAAATATAATTGTCTATCCGTACTACCACTATATACTGTTGTGCCACTACCAACATTTGTTGCGCCAGTAATAGCATCATCAATTACTGGTTGTGTTGTTGCGGTATATCCAGTGAATGAGGATTCCGTTAATTTATTATCTAATTGATTCTGTATATTGCTTGTCGCTCCACTGAGATAATTTAATTCCGTAGTGGTTATTAATGCACCACCAAGTATATTGAGTTCATTGGTGTTAATTGTTGCGCCATCAAGAATATTGATTTCAGAGGCATCAGCCGTGATTCCACCAACTAAAGTAGCATCGGCTTCACTGAGATGATAACGTTCTCCAGCACTACCGCCTTGCAATCCTGCGAGGTCATTATGAAGCGTTATTAATGGTGTGCTAATATATGATGCAGCCGTTGTTCCATTATATGATAATATTACGGAATGCGTTGCATTTGAAGTCACAAATGAAATCTGACCAAGTTTATCGGTTTCAGCCACAGTAAATGCTGGGGCGGTAACACTGGTTTCATAAAGAATCGCAGAATCACCTGTAAGCACCGAATCGATTTCATCTGTTGTCACATCAAATAACTTATTCCACACACTACCAACAACACTTGTTTCAGCACTGTAACTACTTGGAACTGTGATTCCAACATTATTCGCATCGATAAATGAGGAAATCTGATATACACCACTTGGTGTCTGTAAATATGATGCGTTGGTGTTTGTTGTGCTTGCACTAAAATATGTTCCAGTAAATTGATTACCTGTTGTTGTTGCGGTATATGCATTTCCCGAACCCGTTGTCGTAACGGTTGCTCCTGATATCGGTACGATTTGGTATATTTGATTAGTTAATGTCGTTACGTTAGATGAATTATCAACTCCCGCATAATCATAGAATTTCCATGTACCCGCATCGATGCTGGTTCTGTTTATGGCATCAGAACGTTGCCATGCAGCAAATGCACGTGTTTCGGTTGCGGTTGCGCCCACAACCACCACTGTACCACCACTGGTTACTGGTGTCTTGGAAAGCGTGGCGACTTGAATACCGTTGCCACTTGTACCATCTGAACTTATACCAGCAGGACTCGTCACACTATTGATGATTGGTGTGGCATAATAAAAAGCGACTCCTGAACCCGCACTGGTTGACCCAACGACACCCGGAACCCATTCCATGCCGTTCCATTGAAGCACGTTATCTGTAGCGGGTGAAGGTGTGCTGACATCAATAAGGTCATTGAGTGCCAGAGATGCGTTTACATCAATAAAAACTTTACCATTTACAGGGTCTTTTGTTACAAGACGACCAATATCAATATTAATACTTGGTGAACTCGGTGCGACATTTGTCACCCCACCAGCCACCGTATCTGAAAGATATAATCTATCCCCAATTGTCATTCCAGAATATTGGCTACTTGAACCCGAAGTATTTAAACCATTAACATTACCATTTGTTGTTATAAATCCAAATTCACCGTTTGGAATATCTTGGGTTGCCATACCGATAACATCTGCTTGTGTAGCACCCGTAGCAATCGCAAGAGCAACTGTTACCGTATCCGTACCACTTCCACCGTTACTATGTACCCCTGTCACATATACAAGTGAACCGTCATTAATTTGGCTTCCGGTATTATTATAAACCCAACGAACGTTTTCCTGTCCAATTTGAAGAGTTGATTCCGAACCAATTTGAACTGCTAATGTTTGATATGATGTGTCGTAAAAAACGAAACCCCTTGTGTGACCAGTAATTAATGGAGACGTATCCCCTGTACAAAGAATAACGCCCTCACAAAATATTGGTGTGCCCCCACTTATTGTTTGTGCCGTGCTTTGGTCGAGTTTCAAAAAGTTTCCAGATGTGAAACCCGTGACGTAATTGACATCGGGAATCGAAGTTGATGTGAATCCGCTACTATAACCTGTACTACCATATTTTAATCCACCGCCATCATCAAAAGTTACTGTGCCACCTGTTGTTTGTAATAAGAATCCCTCGTCATCAACCCCAAAAATTGTGGAATCACCACTTGTTTTGACTTGAAAATCTGTTGTATTGCTTATCGTGAAGCTACTTCCACTGGCATTAATTGTGGTGTCACCAGTTAATGAACCACCCAACGCAACCGTTGTACCGCTATTTACGAGAACAATACCGTTGGTTGCACCAGTGAGTGTACCTGCACCACCCATTGTTTTCACCACCAAATCACCATCTCCGATACCCTCGGCATACCAGTATTCCGTGCCGTTAATATTTACTGTGAGTCCAGTATATCTATACCCCGCATCAATTGTTGCATTAACTTCGGTAGTGGCAGAATATGGTTGTTGAGCACCAGCGACTATACGCTGACTCAAATATCTGTCATCCAAAGGATTCGGTGCTACGAGTGTAATATTTGCATTAAATTGTGCCATATCTTCTTAATTAGTTACAAAATTGCATACCATAATTTATACTTGTTGCGTAATTGCTAACATAGAATTCATAATTACATGTCCAACCACAACCATCTGGTGAATTCACCGAAATTACCTGTGGTGTTGCCATTAATGAATCTGGTATTGTGCCATTATTTGATGGGTTATTTAATCCCTGCCATACGGTTTTGGTTGGACCGCTGGCTGGAATCGCAAACCAAAAATATTCTGTCGTTATATTGAAGTTATCAACGGTAATTGTTCCCGTGCTACTTGCGAGACAATTACAGGTGTAGTTATTAAGCAACGTCTGGTTGATTGTTGGTGCGCTTACTGAAGTACCCCAGAACCAAGGATATATTCCCGTCAGACTTACTTGTGAAACCGTTGTGAACCCAGTAGATAACGGTGAGCCAAATGTACCGCCCTTACTATCATATGGTTGAACACCAGCACAATGACAAGCAGATGTACACCATGTCTGTGTTCCAGCACTTATGGTATATGTTGGAATTGTCTCGACATGAAGTGTCACACCATCAACATAATAACCATCACATTGCCCACCTGTGCTTTCAAAACAATATCCAATAACACCACAACTTCGTTTATCACAAGTAGCCGTATATTGTGGGTTAATGCATCCAGCATTAAAACTACTACAGACATCCAGAGAACTGATTGTACAGCCAACCTCAAATGTGCCACTTACCGATAATGTCGTAGATACCGATGGTGGTGTAAGAGTTGGATTCTGGGTCGGAACTAATAGTTCTTCCCATAATTCGAAACTCGTTTTTCCCGTTAAAACCGTTCCAGCACTGATTCCACCAACAGTACAAACTGCTGGACTGTCCAAATTATATGTACCCCCAGCTTGACTATCGATTATAACTGTATCGCCAGTTGTGGTTATTGTGACATCACCAGTACCAACTAATGTTCTTACTTGTAGATTTCTATCTGTTATTCCTTCAATTATTTCACCTGTTCCACCGCTTAAATTGGTCGCACCTGTTAGGGCATTCGCACTTCCATCGGAACTACTGAAAATCACCAGACTACCGTCTGCCCTCTGACTAATACTTGTATCACCACTTGGTGTCAGGGTTCTGAAATACATCGTACATCCAGTTTTCCCTGTGAAAATATCAAATGTACCCGCACCAACATTCTGACCAATCAGCGCAGAGGTCGCACCACTGAATCTGATGTAATAGTCATCATTAGTGATTCTAAGAAAATTCGGTGTATCGTTTATAATGGTTCTAAGATGAAGTTCTTGGTCTGACTTATTACTATATATGGGATTCGCAATTGTAATTGTATTGCCTGTCGTGAGGTCACCACTTACCGTTATTGATGCCGTGCTTCCAGAATTATAGAAACCCGCAGACCATTCGTCTACGGTGTAATAGACAGGACCGTAATCCACGCCAAGTGTGGCTGTTTGACCAACCAAATCCCTAACATCCCCATCAATAAATCTCCAGCCTTGAGACGACACATCCCAAACCCAAGATTTCTCCAGTGTTAATATTGTTGCGACATAAGCACGTCTAAATGGTTCTTCATATGCTGCTTTACCAATTCTAATTACACCCGCATTATCTCTGTAATAGTAATTATATATTGAGAAATAATTACCATTATATGCACCACTACTCGTTAACGCCTGAACCACTTGAACACCCGTTGTTCCACTAAAATATCCGAGATTCGTTGCACCAGTTATGAAATCACCAACAACTTGTTCTGATGCATATTTTTTTTCGACCAATGTGTTGATATCGTCTTTAAACCAGTATTCTATATACGTTGAACCACTTTGAACCAATACCGTGAGTCCGAGATATCTTTCACCCACACTAATTGATGATAGAACTTCTGAAGTACCCGTATATGGAACAAGTCCATTATAGTATCTTTCATCGATTGGTAGCGGTCCCGCTATGTTAAAATTATCACCAAAATTAATTGCCATATCTTTATATTTTTAACTATTTCTAAATTGTATTGGGTCTGGGTCAGACCAATTAACTTTACTCATATAAACCTTATAATTTACACCTGTCCAACAACCCTGACCTGAATCAATATTAATAATACATTCATCTGGATATTTATCGGTTGGTGAAGAAGCAATACATCCGTTATTCGATGCATTAACATACCAACAAGTTTTCGAATTTGTCGCCCCGCTTGGAATCGCAAGCCACGTATATTCGCTACAGGAATCGAAATCAACGGTTACCGTACCCGTACTTGTGGTAACTACCTTAGTACCACCCGTAATAAGTTCATTGGTTACAGCAGGACGACTTGCGCTTGTTAATTTACCATAATAAACAGGATAAATACCAGTAATTATTCGAGTGCTAACACAGAATCCAGCAGGTAATGGATTTAATTGACCGCTACTACCTGAAGTACTCACACAATCACTATAATATGGTTGCGGTCCGCAACAATAATTAACACAAACACCGAAAGTATTGCTACCTAAACCAATTCCTTGAGACCCATAATTATATGTGCATTGAAGAGCAGAACCAGCTAAAAATCCTGATAACGGAACGCTCTGACAGGTAAATGTATATCCGCTCACACCATAACTTCTGTCTTCACAAGTTGGTGTTGCTCCCGTATATAATGGGTCTATACATCCAAGGTCAAAACATGCAGTTGCCGATAACGAAACTGATGACCCAGCCTCATATAGGGTAGTGTTTGGATTAAGAGTAAAAGACGAGATACTTGGGGCAGCTAAAATTGGCGGTACTGTAGGTGCAACCATGCATTGAATAATATCAACAATGCAATTATTAAATATTGACGTTCCAGCAGGAAGTCCACCAACCGTACATGTGGTCGGAGAAGCACCATCATAAATTCCCGTTGCACCGCTTGCACTACTTTGTTTTAATTTGATTACGTTTTCAGGGGCATCATACGTTAAAACATAATTATTAAACGCTGAACTCGCACCGCTTGCCGTTACAATGACACCAGTACTATTTGTTGTTCCAGTTGCCAGTGTCAGACCACTTATTGTCGCTATCTGTGTTTGCCCACTTAACGTCAGATGTTGGTCGGCATTACTGCTTTTACATTGCTTAAACTGGGTGTTATCTAAATTTGGTCTTGCGAAAAATGCCATATCTTTTCATTTATTTCTTGCTTTTATTTTCGTAACTACATGACCGTCCAGTAAGTTACCTAAACCGACTCGGTGGGAGTCGGTTGCGTTTACTATAAATACAAAAGAAATGGATTAAATTTCGTCTTAAATAAAAAAACCCCGAAGATTTTCATCTACGGGGTTCTTAACGAACTATTTGTGTTTAACTAAAGACTGAATCTGTCTTGATTACGAGCCATTTTTCTCAACTCGTTGATTTCACGAAGTGTTTCGGGGTCGAAACGCTCACGTTTAACAACGCTAACCAAGTGGTTGAACTCATTTTCGGTGATAACCTGTCCAACATAACCCTCGGTTTTGAGAAGATATGACTTAGGTGCACGAGCACTGGTATCCTGACCTTCCTTATCAAGTGTTGCGTCAAAAGTCAATTCAAGAACTTCCTGAATTTTTTCCTGAACGCTTGCCGTCATCATTTCCTTGGTTTTCTTCAATGCTTTTTCAAGCAAATCAACAACGTTGTCCTGATGACGCTTCTTGAGTTCGGTATAGGTATCGGTGAACTCGGTGTTAGATGTTCTATCCTTGAGTTCACTCATGATAGCCAGCGCACCGTAGCAGTCACGAATCATCATTTCCCAAACCTGTTCGGCATAAGTAAATGATGGGAACTTATCAATTGCCACGATTTCTCCGTCAATCAACACGATAATACCAATAAGGTCACGTGGACGTTCGAAGTGCGCAATAAATTGCTCCAGCTTCTTGTCGTACTTATTGAAGTACTTATCCAAGTAATTACCTGTATTGGATTTCGTGTCTCTTCCGAGCTTCTCGATAGCTGGATAGATACGTGAGTAACCACTATTCTGTCCAATGGTATCGAAAAGCATTTCACGAATACTCACTGGAATCATACGGAATTCCTGAGTACCACGGAAGTGACCAGTCTGACTACCCTGAACACATCCAGCGTCATGGTATGTCGTGCTGGCATTCTTATTCAGATACCCGCCTTTAATCATGCCGTGATTCTGTGCGCTCTGTTTCGTCATAACCGCCATCTGGGTAGGAATAATAACTTCCTTATTAGCTTCATTGCTGAAGTTAATTTCACCATATGAACGGTTACCCGCTTTAAGTGCGGTAAGAGGATTCGCAAAACGAGTATCAAGCGAATACTCTTTGTCTGTCGTAAGACAAACAATTTGCATGTTCATAATTGACTGAACGATGATGTTACCATCGCTATCCTTGACAGGACGGCAACCTTTTAGCATTTCTGTAAAATCTCTTGTATTCATGATACTTGTTTTTATGCGTTTACATTTATTTTTTTATTTCTCTTAACAGGTGCTGCCTCAAGAGCAATAACCTGATTTTCAAGCCAACGCTTGGTGTCGATTTCCAGCATTCTACCAGCAATCTGTGGCTGCAATGCAATTGGATTGTTGATTGCCATTTTAACGACTCCCGTACCCAATGCACGAACATCTGAATCCATTTCAGCACCAGTAATTGGTGAAATCTGGAAAACTGGAATCTGACTTCCTGTTTCACTACGCCAGATTTCAATCACTTCGTTGGTCAAACCATCATATGCGTTTTCATAACCATCGGTTATCAAGAAAATCGCATCATACTTCACATCTCTTTCGAGTTTCAACAGTTTGATGAATGCGCTGGCAATATCGGTTATTTCGCCATCTGTCGTGACTTCAACACTTTTCTGTGCTGATTTACGAAGAACCAATGAAGTGAAATCCGCAATAGCACGAGGCGTATTCTTGGATTCCTGCTTGTGTCCCTTCATAGACGCACTCTTATCCTGAACAACACCGATATTCTGGTAATCGAAATTCGTGAATTTCTTCTTATCGGCAAGTGCCTGAATAGCATCCATGATTTCATCATTGAAACCAGTTTCGTATCCCGTCTTATAAAGAGCAAGGAAATCCGTGGCTTTCTTCATATCGACTTGCTTTTCGACACCGAGTTTTGCCGTGTTCTTGGTCTGACGAACCTGCTGGTTCACTGAAGTAACCTTGACATTCTTACGAATCATTGCCTTGGTTGCTTGTCTCTGAAGTTCTGTACTCCACATCGTATGATATTGTGGATGCTTCACGTCAGAAATCAATCCCAAAAGAACTTCTTCGGGAATCACGCTGATATTGGTGATATCGGTTTTGGCTTTCTGATATTCAGCCAGAATTGGAAATTCTCTTTCATCGAAAGGGAAATTTACTTTTCTGAACAGGAACAACAGCAACTTAAATGCCTTTATAGTATCACCATTGTAGTATTTCGCAATACTTTCAGTGATAATACTCTGTTCCTTTTCAGTTCCGAGAACATCATCACCAAGAATATCTACGTGTCTCTGAGCAATTGAGAGCAAGATACTGGTTTTCTTTTCACCATATACGTGCTTCAGTACTTCGGCAATCTTATTACGGTATTTAACCGCATAGAATTCCAAGTTATCCTGACCCCAGATGAATCCCAAAACAATTTTTCTCGCTCTTTCATTATTAACCTTTTCTTTCTTAAGGTCAACGAAAAGACGCAAAACATATGGGAAACCACTGTCGGCATCAAGGTTTTTCAATGCCGTTAGAATTGCCTTGTCGCTCAAACCATTGTCATACCAGTCAATTGGATTGACGATATTACATGCTCCACCTTTCTGAGTCTGCTTGAATTCGTTAAGCAATACCTCTGAAACATAACGACCAGTCGCACCTTTTTGAGTTGCGATAATCAACGGCAGTTCTTTTGAAAGACTATATTGCGCTTTAATAGCGTCACGAATAGCCTTCATCTGCTCATCCTTGCTATGGTAATACGTTGCACTTGACTTTGAGCCACTTGCGATAGTCAAACCGTCAATCAATGACTGCTTAATGTTTACCAGCATGTTCTGTGTCAATACCAAATTTTTCATTGTCTCAATTTTTATTTATGGTTATTACTGCTTTGCAATTATACGAAATATAATTTACAAAGTTACAAAAATTCACAAAAAAAGGGCGAGTTCAACATATCACTATGTTGATTCCCGCCCGTTTCTTATTAAGGAAAAAAATTCTTCTTCAATCAGAGAAGAAGTTTAGTTGTATCGTTGGTTTCATCCGAAGATTTCACTGCAAACACAACAAGTTCTTCCTTATATTTTTGTTTTATGAAAAAACACCGTACTTCTACGATAAAAAAACCATTCTTAACCGCTCGTGCATCACTGATGCAAAAATCAAATGTTAGGTGACATGTCCCTTTTTTACTAAAATACTGATGTCAACAGCCAAAACTTGCTCTGGGCGAGACTTGTAAACGCCCAAAAAGGTCGGGAATATTGTTGAAGTATTTGTTGCGTGTTGCATGATTAATAGTCATGTGCCTTAACCAGCTTGGCTAATTTTGCAATTTTGGCGCAAAATATCGGACTCGAACCGATGATTACTGAAAACACTTCAAGTTTTCCCTTTTGTGGGGAGAGCAGGACTCGAACCTGCAATCTATTGATTTCGACTCAATTGCTTTACCTGTACTGAAAACACTACGAGTTCTCCGTCAATTGGAGTAATGAGATAGTATTGTTATGTAACTGATTTTGCTATCTCCCCATGATATGGTGGTGTTGGTAGGAATTAAACCTACGTGAGTCGTGTGGTACTTCGCATTCGCTTCACCAACAAGATGTCAAACAACGTGACGACAACACCATATATGTTAAAGAACGTTAATAAATTTAGAAGAAATTCGTTGGTCTTGTTGCGTAAGTGTCTGATTTACCGTCAAAGTTACTGTAAAAACCACCAGTTCTTCTCTTTGTAGCGGGAGAGGGACTCGAACCCCCGACCTTCAGGTTATGAGCCTGACGAGCTACCATCTGCTACCATCCCGCAATATCGTAAAAAAGGATAATTCGTTTGTTATTGATGTATTTAACAATACGGGATTTGAACCCGTGACTTTCTGCTTGAAACGCAAAAGCTCTATCCGACTGAGCTAATTGTACTACTGAAATAACAACCAGTTTCCTTTTTATGTGGTGACCTTCCTGACATTGTGGTTATGTGATGCTCCACTGAGAAATGATTTAACGGTTTGCCAGCATTTTCATGTTCATCAGAATTAGGAATCTCTGTCTCCATTACTATGGATTCCGAGGTCATGTCTTAAATCTTATCAAAGTACGTTTGTCCCAAAAGACTCCGCAAATATATAACGGTTTTTAAAAACCACCAAATGTTTTTCAGAAAAAAGTTAAAAAAATTTACAGAGTGCTTGTGCAAAATAAATACGTATGAAAATCCAAAAAGTTACAATTTTTTATAAAAAAATTCATTCTTTTTGTTTAACATTCTGATAATCACGCTTTTTCACGAGCATATCATAAACGCTTTTATTCTGACCATCGGGTTCATCTGGGTCTACAAAATCTTTTTCGAGTTCATCGAGGTCAAGATTTTCTTCTTGTTTTTCAGGCGGTGGTTCTACGACTGTCACCCCGGGTGGTTTGAATTCAGTCACATCTACGGGTTTCTTCTCGACTTCCTGCACTTCCTCACCAATTGTTTCGGTATCCCCACTAAAATCTAATAACTTGTATTTCTTCACATCGCCAACAGTAAGAGGTTCTTGTTTTTCATGACTAACAGTTATTTCACCATCGAGTTCCAGAATTTCTTCGGTTACTCCCTCAGTTGTTCCCTCAATTACTCCCTCATTTTTCGGTGGAGCATTTGATTCTTCGGGTAAGGCATTCTGATGCAAGAAATTATTTAACCCATCACTACCTAATGCTGCCAATTCGTCTTGTTTCAGACTTATTTCGGCATGTATTCTACCCTGACCACTGGCTTTCTGATTTAATCTTTCAACATCTTCTTCATCATAATGTCTGAGATTCTTATAATTTCTCGTGTTTCTATACCTTGGGTCATCAATGATGATTTTCATGGTATCGTTATTAAACACACAATCCTCAAACATCTGTCCGTCTTTAGCGAATCTGGCTTTAATGATTCTGATGTTGGCAAAATTGGCTTCCTGTTGTGCTTGAGTCTTGGCAATTGACATAAAGAAATGTGCTTTTTGCATTCTTTTAATGCTACCACCTGTTTGACCCGCTTCCACGAATTCAGCACCGATTCCCGAACGATTACTTTGTATTGCCGTCCATGCGGGGATGTTGAAATCAGCAGCAAGCGATTCAAAACCTTTTATAACGGTAAGTTCGGCTTCATTTCTATCGGGAGACCTTTTATGGCTTTCAACACAATCAAGATAATCAAGAACCAGTAAATCGAATTTGAATCCGAATTTCTTTTCGTAATTCGTCATCCAGTTCCTAATGTCTTTCATCGTGGTGTCTTCCTGACTAAACCTCTTAACAAGAAGTCTGCCTCTGCCTTCCATTGCCTTGCCCTTTTCATGAGCAACTTGGTTCACTCTATCCCTTTCGTCATCGTCATCATCGAGTCTACTAAGCGCAGAATCTGCCCAAATAACGTAATGCTTACGCTTAATCTGGTCTTTGGTGTCCTCGAAGACAATATGTGCCACGTTTTTATCACACTCATAAGCGGTATTAGCGATTATCGTTAATGCCGTGGTTTTACCCACACCGCTTGGAGCGAGAATAACACCGATTTCACCTTTTCCGAGTCCACCCCCTGTAAGGTCATCAATAGCACCAATACCCGTAGGTAGCGGTTCACGGAATTCCTTACGAAGTGCTTTCTCAATACCCTCGGTAACGCTTTCACAATCATCATCATCCTCACCAATATGTGTGATTTTCAAAAATTTGTCCTCAATGGCGTTAACCGTATATTTACTCTTAATCTCACCTGTTTTTACGTCATCAAGAATTCTTTCTGCCAGCTTTCTGTATTCCTGCTGTTTGATGAACCATTTGGTTGATTTCTGAACGGCATCACCATCATAATACATTTGTTTATTGATGATTCTTTCGTTCCAGAGTTCGATACGCTTAATTACTGAAAACAAAGATTCTTCCTCAATTTGATTATTGGGTGTCTTGTATTCGTTAATGGCTTGGTGAACGCTTTTATTCTGGAGATTAGGAACTTTTTCGTATTCCTTATAATATTCCAAAATAATAATGAATAACCTCTTGAGATTAGGGTTATCAAAATATTCAATAGCTAAATCTGGTATTATTTTTTCAGCAAATTCGGGTTCGACCAACAACTGCCACATAAGACGGTCTTGAAATTCAGGTCCTAAATATGCTGATAATGTGTTTTCTGTGTTTTCGTTCATTTTAAGTCTTCCGATAAAAATGGGGCAGGGGTAAAAAAAGAGATGAAAATAAAAATGATAAATATAAAAACCCCCGCCCCAAAATTGCTTTAATTCCTTCTAAGTCGTCTGAGCATTTCTGCTCTTTTAGCGGGATGGAGTTCTCTGATTTGATTGATTGACAAGCCTCTGTAATTAATTAAATCGTAGTCATCCCACATGTTACCGATATCGTCTTTTTTGATTTTTTCCTCAATGGTATTCGTGATTTCGGTAACCACTCGCACGACATCAACAGAAACTAAAGCCACGGGGTTGAATCCGTCAACGAAGAATTCACGTTCCACAATCTGGTTTTCGTTAATATAAAATCCAATTTTACATGGAACACCCCTAATTGTTTTATTTTCAATCTGCTGGACAACAGATTGAGGATTGTAACGCATGCTATTCCTGTATCTCTTGGCATAACTGCCTATCATCTTCTGGCGATAGGCGAAAAGGTCGTATGTCTGGTCGTTTCCGACTTCTGCTACAACATCATAACTTCTTCTCGACAATGTTTTCTGGATTTTCGTAATTGCTCTCGGAAGAATATCCCTGATATCGATAGAATACCTTGTGAAGGGATTAAATTGGTCGGCATCGAATATTGCCTCACCCAATAATATGTTTTCCTGATACAATGAAAACCTGAATACGTTACTATATTCCTTTTCGTTCATGTTATTATTTTTAAAAATTAATACTATTCACAAATATAGAGATAAACCCATTAAAATGAAAGGATTTTTACAGGCTTGCTTTATATTTTTTATAATATTCTGTAAGTAATTGTTTTTCATTCATAATTACAGTATAGAAGGGTTCGACATATTGTGGAAACGTACCGCCATAAATGGTAAGAAAGCCGTCTTCAATCATAAGATTGTAGAGATTCTTGCTTCCACGGTCTTCAGGACTCAATGGCACTTCAAGTTGTTGTATTTCTTCCTGTGCCTCTTCGGTTAACATCGGTTCTCTGAGATTCACGAGCTTGAAATTCGTTTTGAGTCTCGGTACATTATTCACGATGTTTTCCAGTGCTTTTAATGGTTTCTTTTTACTGGCAACACGTTCGGCATTCATCTCATCGGCTTTCCGACAGATTTCCCGAACCGTCATGGTCTTATATCGGAGTTCAGGGAACAGTTTCAATAACCCCTTTTCTTTTAATCCACCAACACCCTTGATATTATCAGCAGTATCACCACATATGATTTTCATGACCAAGGCATTGGTGTAATGATGGTCGAAATGCATCATATAATTAACTTTGGTTACGGGTTGGTCGATATTCGGGAATATAATTGTGATATTTAAATCCAGTAATTGTGCGAAATCCCTGTCATTAGATAACAAGTATATCTCTTCCTTATTGTTATGGTCAAGACAATATTGTGCTATTATATCATCGGCTTCCACATCATCGACTTCAATTTGCCTAATAAAAAGTTCCTCGGCATATGCCTTGATTCTCTGTCGTTGCTTCAGCAGAGATTCTTTTTTGGCTTCCTCTCTTCGGATTTCCGCAGCACTTAATTCGATTTTCTTATGCCATTCCTTGGTTTCACGATTGGCTTTATAGTCTCTATCAATTCTGTGTCTGAGAATTCCACCGCCTTCTCCATCCCAACAAATAACGACCTTATTTACCATATGGTCTTTAATCAATCTTCTCACCGTTGTCATAAATGAGTATAGACCGCCAATATGTCCATACTGTGCGGTCTCTACATCTCTTGCCCCATGAAATGAACGTTTCAAGAGATTCTCACCATCGACTAACAGTGTTCTGATTTTCATTCTACGTCCTCTTCATCACCACCTTTTCTCTCGATAATCTCATCCTCAAAACTAATGTTGCCATCGGCATCCATTTCCTTGGATTTGAATTCGATGTCGTCAGCAGTTAGTGTCGGGTCATCAAAACGTTTACGAAAATACAAAATATGTTCTTTCTTATATTCGTTTTCATGGTCTTTATCACCAAAAATAAATCCATGTGGTGTGCTGATTATTTTTCCTTCAAGACTTATTCCACCCCAATCACCATCTACGTGATTCTTGGCGATATTTACTTTGTTCTCGAAACCGTAATTCAGGTCACGCTTTAATGAGGTCGCAGTTATTCTACGTGTGCCGTGAGTAATGATTCCACCGAAGTGATAAATCATTCGTGCACCGAAGAAAAAGGTTTCACCACCTTTGTGTTTCACTACCTTATTCATGCTATCATACCAGATTTTCTGAACAGCAGCAAGTGTCATTGTGTATTCACTATCGACCTTACGTGAATTGGGTATAGTATTGTTGAGTAACGACATGAATGCCTTTTCGTATGCACCTGCATTCCACATATTGTTATCGCTATCATCTTTTTCCAACGCATTGATTGTCTTGATGCAATTCAATGTGCCTATGGAATCAATAGCCACATAAACATCCCGTGGAAGTTTACCTGATTTCTGCATGTCACGGAAATCATATATAGCTTTTGCCATGTCTTCAATACTGGCTTCTTTCCTGTTCTTATCTTGTTTCAAGCCGTATTCCTCAAGAAGATATTTGTTGTTCACGAGAAGATATTCACCATCCCAATCAAATCCCATAAGGGTGAGACGTTTATTACCTTCATCAATATTGTTTTCGGTATCAATAATTATAGGGAATTGACCCATTTTCTGAGCATTAACAATTGAACGCATTAATGCTGTTGATTTACCTGTATTTGAATATCCACGGAAAAGCGTGACATATCCCACAGGCACACCCGGCATACCCGTTGCCTCTCTCAGACCATCATCAATAGGTATCCATTGCAACGGTTTTGACGGAATCTCAGTTGCCCCAATACTTTTCTTGAAATTATCGAGACTAAAACTTTTTTTAGGTGTTGGTTTTCTTACCGAATTTTGCGGTACTTCATTACTTTTCTTTGCCATAAAATGTGTTGTTTTTGGTTAAAAAGGGGAGACTCTCATCTCCCCTTTAAAACATAGAATTAAAACGGTAGGTCGTCATAATCTGAACCATCACCATCTGGCTCATTATCGCTATCGGAATCATCATAGTTATCATCCAAGTCATCATTTGATTCCTCAACAACCTGAGTTGATGTGGTTTCCTTAATGGCTTCTTTTCCGATATCAGATGCATCGTCTTCGAATTCACCGACTTTCGTTTCAGTAATGTTGTTGATGGTAACACGTGGAGTCGTTTGTTGTTCTTCCAAATCACTGGCTTGTTCAAATTCCTCGTCATTACTGTCAAGATTCATGGTACGAGTATTTGCTTTTTCTTCCAAATCAGGACGACCCGGGAATACCCAATGTTTGTTGTTCTGGTCAGTATCTTCCCAATAAGGGGTTGTACCAGCAACACACATTTCAAGATATTCGTAAGGCGTGATGTTTGGTGCAGCTTTTGGCTTAAATACGTCTCTCCATGACACATCGTCATCAAGCCACGCCCTCATTACTGTCGGGTCACCGTGGAGTGGTGATTTACCTCTGGCAGTAATGGCTGAGATTTGCTTATAAACATGATTGTTGAATTCGGCATCAGTCATGATAATAGTCAAATCAGTACCGTTAACGGGGTCACTAAAATCAGCTTGCTGACTTGTCATGTAGTCTTCCAGAATCGGAAGCAACTTGTCGAGCGTACCCTGATTTTTGTAATTGTGCTTGAATCTCCAGAATTTCACGCCATCCTTTTCAGAGCCTTTATCAATACCACGAACAATATAGAATTTCTTGGCTTGCCATTTTCTGGCTTCGTTCCAAATCTCATCGTTCTTGGCTTTGATTTTCTTCTGCTCATCGGTCATGTTCTCTTTCTTAATACCTTTGATAGAAGGGTCTTGCTGTTTGATTAACCTCTTATATTCTGCACATGCAGGGCATGGAGCAGGTACAAGTAAAGGAGCACCTTGGTCATCCACCACAGGTTTACCGTCCGCACCTAACTTAGGTACTTTAGGGTCATTGTGTGCGGGACAATAAATAACCGTTCCGTGTTTTTTCTTTCCCCCTGCTGCATTGGTTGTCAGCACGTGGAAGAATGCTTCTTCAATGTGTTTTTTGCCCGGTTTAGGTGGAAGAATCCTGAAGACCTCTTTCGAATTACGGGGAACAAAATACTTTGCTAAAATGTCTTCACGTGATTTTCTGGTTGTGGATTGTGATTGCTTTTTTTGATAGTCGGCAAACATCGACTTTAATTGTGACAGGTCTTGCCCTGTCTGCGCTTGATTTTCCATTTTTCAATTGGTTTTTCAGTAATTATTATTTTTCAATCTGTAAAAGATGCTACAAATATAGCCTTCATTTGTAATAAATACAAGCAATTTTGAAAAAAATCGTAAGTTTTTTACTTAAATTGACATCAAATTGTTAGAAACCACTGTGAACGATATAATCTGCTTATTTTCATAGTAATCACCGTTCTTCATTCTGAGTTGGAGCTTGTAGTCCTGCGGTATCAACCACGATGTATCGAGATTAAATTCGTATCCGTTATTGGTTCTATTGACTTTCGTAAACGGAATCACATCGATTTCGTAGTCCTCACCAATTGTTGTGAATAATCGGTATTCGATATCCAAAGGTAAGAATTTATTTTGATTCGGATACATTTCTTTTATTGTGAGTTTAACTTTTCTCGTGTTCCCAGCAATAATTTTCTCTTTTTCACCAATTCCCCAGAAATAAAAGAAGTAATTATCGAAATTAATTTCATTGCTCTGGTCAAAAGTATACCATTGTTTTTCGGAAACCAAATAAAATTCTCCCACATGTGTTGTTTCCCTGCCATTAATGCTGAGATTCCATTCATCCCTAAAAAGCACGGCATCGGGATATAGTTCGGAATCCAGATTCAACGTGATTTTATAAACGCCTTTGCTGACATTAATCACAGATGCACCACTAAGTGTGTTGATTAAGTTTTCTTGATAATCATAGATATTGACGTAATTAACCGTGATATTCTGTTTATCACCACCAACATTAACATAAAGATAGAGGTCATTGTCTTTATTGAGATAGAAATAATTACGGTCATCGGTTATGGTGTCATCCACGATTGTCTGAACATAGGGTTCATACCATGTATTGGTATTCTTGGCATGAAATGCCACGGCATTCGTGTATTCGGTAAGCATTTCTTCGTATTCATCGGGGAATTTAATACCGAGACCAAAGGAACTACCAGTATATCCAGTGTAACCAGTCAATCCGAGTTTTTGATTTACGTAATCCGTGATATCAATATCCAGACTCTCGCTGCCTTTTTCAAATCTCTGGGTTGCGATTATCTGAGTGCTACCGCTATCATACGCCCCCGCAGTACTCCATTCAACATCGGTTTTTCTGTCTTTCCAGTTACTGGCTTGCTCCACAGCATTTACCAGAGTGTCATCATATATGAAATCATATCCGCTCCCCTCATCCCAGTCTTCATCAACATTAAAAAGCTGGAGTTCAAAACTACTGGCTCTCTGAATTCCCTGAGAATAACTTTTCTTTCCCAGATATTCTTCGGCATAACTAATGGTATTGGTCATATGTAATGTGTGTGTCATACCGCTATTTGGTACAATGAGACCTTTATCGATTTTATCCTGTAAATCAGATAAATCGATATCGAATATAAACCTACTAACTCGTTGATGAAGCGAACCATACGATATCTCAGTAACGGGATTTTGCGAATTGTTGGTTAGGTTGTTACTAATCAACGTATTGTTCTTTGAAAAATATGACCTGAATACTGACATTCCTTGTTTTTCATATAAATACTCGGAAACAAAAAAGACTACACGTGGTAGTCTTTTTAAATCGAAATTATGTCGGTTTTTTTACTTGATATTGTGTCGAATCAGTAGCTTTACAGCATTTTCTTTCGTCATGCCTTCATCAAGTCGTCTATTTTTCAATACGGCTCTTGCTAATTCAACGTCTTCATTAAGTTTTTCCATGAATTTCAACTCACTGGTTGCGACTTCCTTGCTTCCACCGTAACCACGCAGAATAACCCCACCCTTGGTCTTTTCTGAAACACTGAATTCATTTCCTTCTTCATCTCTATATCTATCACCGACTTCGCCTTGATATTCTTCCATTCCCATATCAACGTATTCGTCAACAATTTCCTCTTTCTGACTTGCGTCATCAAAGGATTTCATCTGACCACTTTTTTTAAGATATTCGGCATGTCCGACATCTGGGTCTGCTGGTTCTTCGACTTCTTGGTCTTGCTTGTAGTATTCCTTATCCCAATACTGTCTTTCTTGTTCGGGACTCTGGGGAACATCAAATTCTTCATTGGCATAATCACCGACATTCATGGGTTTGAATCCCAGTAATTCGTCTGTAAGTTCTTCATCGCCACTCTCTTCTTCGGGAGCATCAGCTTCGGCTTCCTTCTCC